GATCTGAACCCCGTCCTCCTTTGTAAACCGGCAATAGCAGACCCCGTGCTCCTCCATGAGGTCTAGTACCTTCGCAAACGCTAGGTCGGCGTCGGTCTGGGTCTGCGCCTTGAGCAGGTCCGCGAGGCTAAGTGTGGTTACTTTTGGCATGCTGTTTGCGCTCCTCTGTGTTCTTGAGGATTCGCTGCTTTTCGTCCTCGTTTGAGAATCCCCACGCGGAGATCTCGTCCATGGTCCGATAACAGCCGCGGCATATATTTGCCGCGTAGTCCATGTCGCACACGTCCACACACGGTGAGCTGGTGCCGCCAAATATGCGGTCCCAGCTCTTGTCGAACGTGGCCTGGTCCAGCACCGGGCGGTGCCACGATCCCTTACCTGCCTCTGCCATTCTTGTCCTCCCGCATGCCGACTAAAATTCCAACCACGATCACGAGCAGCATCCAGAGGACGAACTCTCCCGCGCCGCCGTTCGTGACGATGTATTGCTTTTCTACCAGGTTCATGGGTGCAGCACTCCCTCTTCGTCGATCGTGTACTCTTTTCCGTCGGCGTTAAGTGAAATGTCGGGCGTGCAAGAGCATTTACCGCCTTTCAGGGCTGGACAACGCCTGTCGTGCTGAACAGAAAAACTAATAATTTTTGATTCAAATGTTTTTCCTGACATTTCCATGCCGAGCATAATTCTTTGGTTGTAGTCCAGTTTCATTTTAATTTCTCCAGGTTTGAAATTTCACGGCCGAGGTACCACTGCGCCTTCTTGAGGTCCTCAATCGGGCACTCTGATTTTTTACCGGCGCGGGTGAGGTACTTGATTACATTGCCAAGGTTGTAGTTAAACTTCTTGGCCTCTATGAAGTCGATGGTCTCGATCCCGCCGTCCTTGTAGTGCGGTGGATGGTTTACGATGTCTGTCATGTGTTCGTCTCCTTCATGTCGATGTTTTTTGTAAACTTGAATGTCGTCGTCCTCATCATAGTCCTCAGCCTTGCTCATAGCCGGCCCCCCATGACGTCGTCCTTGATGTTGTCCGCCATCCAGTTAGCCTCCATGTTGGTGCTGTTCGCGGTCCAGTAGCGCATCTGCTTGTCGGATCTGCTGATGCTGACGATGATGACCGGGTCTTCGTCGCCAACGTGCTGCAGCGCCTCCTCGATCGCGGCCCTCGAGGTCCACTTCCCGATTCGTCCCACGATGCTCATAGCGGCGCCTCCCCGTACTCTTGGACCGGGTCTACCTTGCCCTGCTTCCTGAAGTACTTCACGACGAGCTTGCGCTCCTCGTCTGTTTTGAACGGCCAGTCCCAGCGCTCCTGGGTCATGCCCGACGGGTGCATTTGGTTCATGTTTTCTCCAGTATGACGAACGCGACAACGTCGCGATTATTGTCCGTGATTGTAACGTGCGCGCGGTGCGGAAACAAGCCGGGCTTTTCTATGTGCAGCTCGGGCTTGCCCTTAGAGTCGTTCAGTATCTGGACGTCTCTCAGGTCCATCTCCGGGGTGATGCCCGTGCCCAGCGCCTTCAGCGTGGCCTCCTTGGCCGCGAACCGGCGAGCCAGGTAGCTCACCGACATTGCGCGGTTGTCGGAGATCTGCGCGAAGTAGTCTAGCTCCAGCTTGCCAAGAACCCTGTGCACGAACGCCCAGGACTGTTTCTTGTAGCAGTTGGCTACGTGATCGATGCTCACAATGTCTGAGCCTATTCCGATTATCATAAAAAGTCCTCGCTCATAAGAGAGTTGTTAACGCTGTCCACGTACTGCTGGGCGCGCTCCTGGAATCGTATCCCTTGGTACACGCGAACCCTTGACTCGCCGCTGCTCGTCTGCGTGATCCGTATCGGCTTGTCACTCGTCGCCGCCAAGAACTGGCGCTTGAATGTCAAATCCGTGCCGGGGTGTATCCCGCGAGCCGTGGCCCACCGCTTGAAGACGTGGTACAGATCGTCCTTGCTGATGCTGGACCTGTCGTCGAGAACCAGCGTGTCCTCGATGAACGTCCCCAACGGATTCGAGAGCTCCTCCATCACGTGCAAGAGCTCCGTGCCCGACGCCGGCTGTACGAACTTGCCGCCCCGCGCCTTGCGACGCCGCAGGCCATCCATGCTCCAGTTGAATATGCCCGAGAGCTCGGCCTTTAGCTTGGAGGATAGCTGTGTATCCTCGCGGCCGTAGAACGAGTTAGTCATCTTGAGCACGATCATCCGTCCCGTGAGCGCGTTGCTGTTCTCGGTGAGCTGCATGACCTCGTTCGAGTAGATTACGATACGTGTCGGCAGGTACCCGTTCCAAGCCTCGCGGTTCTTGCGGTTAACGGTTACGGTATCGCCACCAACAATACGCAGAAGCTGAGAAACAACAGCAGAGCGATTCCTCTCAGGCGCCCTCGCGTCCGTAAACGATGCAAGTAGCTTGCCAAGCCATGGCTGTAGTCCGAATGTGTCACATAACTCTCCCAATTCCGGCGCGACCGTGTTGTGCTGACCTAGCAGGTCCACGAGCACCTTGTTGATCGTACCCTTGCCACTTCGGCGCGGGCCTATTACGTTGAAGAACTTCTGTTGGTCGGTCTCGCCCGATAGTATGTACCCGAAGATCTCCTGCAACGTGTCCACCGACTCGCTGTCGTGCCCCCACAGCTGCTCGAGGAACCCCTCCCACACCGGGCACTTGGCCTCCGGGTCGTACTCGAACGGCAGGCTGTTCAGCGTGAAGAAACCGAGCGTGTGCGGCAGTAGCACCGAGTCCTCGAGGTGGAAGAGCCCGTTCTTCAGGCTGATCAGCTTCGAGGCCTCGGGCTTGTTCTTGCCGAACCCTTCGAGCCACACCGGCGGGTGCGAGTGCGCGCCCTGCGGCAGGTGGACCGTGGCCTGCAACGCGTCGATCGCGGCGCTCACCAGAGGCGGCGTCGGGGCGAACGGTATCAGGTTGCCACGGCGGTCTGTCTTGTTGCACTTGTTCAAGAAGTTGTACATCTTCGAGCGGATGGTCGCGTCCTCGACGGGCTCGTAGCAGTTGCCCGTGTACTTGAAGAACTCCGCCGCGTAGTGCACGAGAGTCGTACCCTCCTCGTTCGTGTGCTCCGACTCGAGGTACTCCGCCGCGTGGTTCAGAGGCGCGGGGTCTAGCACGATCTCACCCCTGGCGAGCGCCTCGCCCTTCTTTACCTGGTTGACCTCGAATATGATCGAGCGCAGGGTCGATCCCTTGCCCTTGGTGAAGCTGTCCCACTTCCGGGCACACTCGCCGGGGTGGTAGCTCCCGGTCGTGGTCGATGACCAGCGGTCCCACGCCTCGCAGGCCTCAACGTCGCCGTTGAACTGGTGGTGTAGGGCCATGCCAACCCGGAGCCACTCCGAGTAGCCACAGTTGGCGTCCAAGTGCGCGAGCAGCTCGGACTCTACCCGTGCGACGTCGTACTCCGCCACGGGCGGCGAGTAGTCCGCGAACGAGTCACCCGTCACGCGGACGGACCTCTCCGGTATAAATGGGGACAGATCAATTGGAGACTCGGGTATGGCCCCCTTGATGTGTTGGCCCGTCACCGTAAAGTATCGCCCGCGTGGGTAGATCTCCAGACCCTTCTCGTGGTCTACGTGCGCGGATTGGATGGCCGCCAGCGTGAATATCTTGACGCCTGTGCCGCTCGGAGAGACCTCCATGTACCCCTCTACCTCCGAGGCAATTTGGGCCGCCTCAGGGCTCGTAAACCGCCCCTCCGCGTAGCAGTCGTCCAGGTCGACTCCCACGAGGCCGTCGGTGCCGTCGAAGACGAACCCCACCCCGTCGAACTTGCCGGTCTGGTACGCGTTCTGGGCCGAGAGGAAGTCTGTCCACGTCCCGGGGTTGGTGCTGCTCGCCGCGTGCATGTTCGACTGCACCGGAAGTTTGGACCAGCGCCGGCTCTCGCCCTCGCCGATCTCCACGAATCTCCACATAACCCAGCGTGGGATCCTCTTTAACTCGAACGGTATCCGCTCGAAGTCGACGTCAATTTTTGTTGGTTTTTCCATGGTCGTTCCACATTATGAAATTTACTGCACAGGTTGCACAGGTCGCACAGGTCTAAACCCACTTACTTCTTTTTTTATTTTAACAGAAGAAGAAAAAAAGAATAGGTAGGTGCACTTAGACCTGTGCGACCTGTGCAACCTGTGCATTTGTCCGGACAAGTTTATGCCATCCCCTTGTTCTCGAGGAACCGGTTGACCCACAGCCGGAACTCGTGCCGGTTCTCGGGGGTGTTCGGCTCGTCCTGAGTCCACAGGAAGTCGTAGGCGTGCTCGCCCCACTTGTCCGTTGCCACGATCTTGACCAGATCCCCCGACTCGCTGTGCACCTCCGTCAGTACGACCTTGCTCATGGGGTCACCTTTTGAATTGCGACCTGATAGCCGTTGTGCAGGAGCAGCAGTTCCTGCCCGAAGATCGAGGTGAACGCGTCCACCGCCGGCTTGGGACGGTGCAGTAGCAGGGGTGAGCCGGCCCACATGTAGTCGTCGAATACCATGACCCCACCATTTTTGAGCATGGGCCACGACATGCACGCGTCGATCAGGACATCCCGGGCGATGTGCGAGCCATCGATGTAGATAAAGTCGAACGTGCGCTCCTCGGTGATTAACTCCGCGAGTGCGTGCGATGACTTGTTCCTGATCGCGCGGATCAGGATGTTCTCTCCCCGCTCCTTCTGATTGTCCGCGAGCGCGCTCATGTTCGCGCTGAACCGGGCGAATACACCCCCCATCTCGTTTGGGTCGTGCTCCTCGCCACCCTGCCACGTGTCCACGCAGGTGATCATCGCGTCCATTTCCGCGGCCATGTTCTCCGCGATCCATACCGTGGCCCTGCCCTCCCACGATCCGATCTCTAAAAATGACTTGTTGTCGGGCAGGTGCTTGATCAGCGAGGGCCACATGTTTCGTGCCACGCCGAACCAGTCGTTTGTGAATTGGTATTCCTTCATTCTTCGTCTTCCTCTTGAAAGTTTTCAGGGCTGAACGACTCAAGGGATATTGGCCCCCGGGCGATCAGGTTGTTCAGTTGTACCACCCTGTCCGGGTGTGTCTTGGCCTCTTGCGCGACCTCCTCGTTGGTTGGCTCGCGCCCGAGTCGTTGCATCAGGGACCTCTCCGCGTACTTCACCCGGCGTATCTCTTCGGATACATTCACGGGCAGTCGGATCAGCCCCCACTCGTTGTCAATCGCCCTACGGACCCCTCGTATGATGAACGGCTTCGCGTACGTCGCGAACCGTGCGTTGTTCTTGGGGACCCACTTCCTCGCCGCCTTGAACAGCGCCTCGTTGCCCATCGCGATCAGGTCCTCGTGTGGCACCACGCTGTAGCGCCACTCGGGGGTTGTCTTCACGACGGATACGACGAATCTGAGGTTGTGTTTGACCAAGCGCTCGAGCGAGGGTCTGTCTCCTGCCTGTATCATCCCGGACAGTTTACGCTCCTCGTCGAGGGCCAGCGGTTGGTAGGTGTACAGGCCACGTACGTAGCCCGAGATTGCTGATTTATCGTTTGCCAAAGTATAATCCCAGTCCGATCATGGTAACCCCGAGTAGGATACCACCGACGGACGAGGATGACAAGCCGAACACGCTCGCCGCTTGGAACGATACTAGGGAGAGTAGGATTCCGAAAATTGCTAGCATGGCTGGTCCACTCCCTTGATCTCGATGATCGTGTCACGGTTGATGGCGCGGTATGCGCCCTTGGCAACGTCGAACACGGTGATGTACTGCTCGGCGTCGAGCGTGGACTCGCCGCCCTTCAAGTGCTTTGTCACGCCCATGCGGCAGTTCATCTTGCGGACGGTCCCGTCCTTCTTGAGGAATGTCACGGTGACGAACTTGCCGTTGGACGCGAGGATGTCACCCGCGAGTTTGCGCGAGCGCGCGATGTCGATCTTGGTTCCTTGGTTTTCCATTTTATTGCTCCTTGATTGTTGAAATTAAATTATACCTCTTCCCACACACCGCGCACAGCCTTGGCCCACGCCTTCGCGTAGTCCCTGGCGAACTCGCCGTACATGTCGTCCCCGCCGTACATCACCTTCGGCCAGTACTGTTCCTCGAAGTCCTTGTGGTCGGCGTTTTCGTCGCCGTAGACAACCCACATCCCACCGTCCTTTGTGACCGTTATCACTGGCTCGGGGGGCTCCTCGATGGCCCACAGGTCGGACTCGTTCTCCACGACCGTGATTTTTAACTCGCTCATGCTACCTCCTTGGATTTGATTGCGATCGCCTCCCTCGCGACCTCCAGTATCAGTACCGACAGTCTCTGTGCGTCGACTCCGGTCATGTAGAACGTCGTGCTCACCGGGAAGTTGCTTATGGTGATGATTACGTCCCCGTCGTCGGCCGCGTGGGTGCGAACTTCAAAATTGCTGTTTTCAAAAGTGTATTGCTGGTGCATGTTGTTGCTCCTTTAATTGGTTGGTTGGTATTTCGTGTTTACTTTTACTGCAAGTCCCACGGCCTGAAGATCGCGATTACTAATGCGATGGCCACAATCAGTGGTGAAAATTCAACGAGTGTGCTCATACGTTCACCATCTCGATCCGGTAGTCCTCGGGGTCGCACGCGCTCTCCAAGTTGCCTCGGCGGACCTCCTCCTCTTCCTCCTCGATGAACGCGTCGAGCGCGGCCATCGCCTCTTGCATGGTGCTAAACGTCTCCGGCTCGCCGTCGACTGTCCACACGTTCTCGTTTCCGAGTAGTACTGCCCATTTTCCCATTTTAGTCTCCTTGGTTGAAAGTGTACTGAGCAGGGCGGACCCTGCTCGCTAGACTCTCAGTGCGGCCGGTCCAGTATCGAAGACCGCACGCTTACCACCAACTGCTCCAGCACGCGCAGGCCGTCTGCGCTACACATGGCGCGACTCACTGCTCGCGCCATCTCCTCGTCCACCGCGTAGACCTTGGTGAACCGCACCGCACCCCGGCCGTCGGCGTGCTGTGCGATGTTTTTTAGTGCGTAAATCATGTTACTGCTCCTTTGGTTTTGAAAGTGTACTGAGCAGGGCGGACCCTGCTCGCTAGACTCTCACTCTGCCGGGAACACGAGATCCTCGGACCTCATGCGCGACATCAGGTACTCGGCGTCGAACATGCGCGCCTTCTTGCGCTCCTCCCACGCCACCTGCGATGCCCGGTACTGGTCCGGGCTTGTCACAAACTCGGGGAAGTTGTCTAGTGCCCAGTTAACGTACTGGAACCGTTCTACGTTGCTCATCATGGTTGTGCCTCCTAGCACTCGTATGCTCGAATAAAATCGTCGACGGCTTGTGCGATTGTCTCATCTTTTGGGGCGTGAAAAAGGCCGTTTGGGTTGCGGATCTCCTCGCAGTCTTCGTCGGTCAGATCGTACCCACCACGATACGACAAGGCCACCTGCTTGATCTCGTCGTTGGTCGCGTCGCATAATAATTTGTTGCGTAGTTTCATGGTTATGCTCCTTGGTTGTTTGCACATGACCCCCCTCGGGGTTTCGGCCACTCAGGCCTCGTCAGATGTGCTCAGTCGGTTGACCATCCGCGCGCCACGCTCTCGTGGTAGTCGGACATGGGCGCGATGGCTCCCACGACAACCCACGGCGTGGGCTTTGTGTTGGCCTCGCGCTCTGCGCGTGCGGCGGCGTTGCGTGCCTTGCGCGCGTTAAACTCTGCCTCGATCCGGGCGTGCTCTGCTCTGATCTCTTCGAGTGTCATTGTGATCTCCTGTGTTGTGATACTACATTGGTTTTTTTCCATGACTTTTCACGATGTGAGACGTTGATCACTTTCTTTTCAAGTAGTTAACCGCGTCCTGCTTGGTCTCGAATCGCCCGCTGATCGGGGTGTTGTACTTGCCGCGGACGATGTACCACCCGCCCAGTAATTTGCTGTGGACTATTTTTGCCATGGTGATGCCCCTTGGTTATTATTTACGTTTACGGGTTGGGAACTGATTAAACACTTTACCGTGAACAGAACGGTTGATGATGCATTTTGTATTCCACACTTCTTTGGTATCGCCTTTGGTTACAACCAAATTAGAATCAAACCATACGCCGTTGTTGTAGCCCATCTCAGCAGAATTACATTCACCAATTTTGTTAACTAATTTTGCAACGTATGCCTCGTATTGAGCGGCGGCATCCTTGGCGGCGGCGCTAAGTACGCGGGCAATGCTTTCGTCACACATACGAACAAAAACCGGTTGGTTGGGCCGATAGCTAGGATCAACTGTGCGAACTAAAGAAGATGCAAAATCTCTAGCGGCCTTTTTTTGCATATATGCAGAACGCGATCCAAAACCATTTGGGCGGGGAAATGCTAGGTTCAAATCCCAATTTGCTTTTTCTAGTTCTGCTGTAAACCGAGCAATCATTTCTTTGGTTGCCTCAACTGCGGCATCAATGCTGGCTTGCTTGATCGGTGCAACTGCGTTTGCGATGTGGTTCATTTATTCTCTCCGGTGAGGGGCCGAAGCCCCATTAATTATGCACATGAACCGCTCACGCGGTTTTCGGGGACTCACCCCATCATCAGATGTGCTAGATCTTGAACAGCGCGAACACGTGTGACCCGGCGCGCACGCCCCCGGCGTCGATGACCTTGCCGTCGACAACCGCGAGCGCGTGCCCGGTGATCAGGACAATGTACCGGCCCGATCGCAGTCGCGGCATCAGCGAGTTAAGCGTGATCCCGGCCTGCTGTTGGGTGTTGGCGATGCGGCCCGCGGCCACGGCGCGCCGGGTGTTGCCGTAGACGCCGATCAACCTGGCGCCCGCCTCGACGTAGGCCTTGTAATAGACTGAAAAGACGGCCCCGTTCCGGAACCGGCGCCCGTGCTTGGACAGCAGTGCGTGCGCCTCCGGGTACTTCCAATTCGCGGCGTTGGACAGCGCGCGGACGGTGCAGTCATTGTGCTCCGTGGCGTTGGACTCGCCCCGGCTCACCGGGTAGATGATCTTCATTGTGGTGCTCCTATGGTGTTATGCACATGAACCGCTCTCGCGGTTTTCGGGGACTCACCCCATCGTCAGATGTGCTGATTGTCTATCGCCTTAGCCTCCTCGCCGGTCACGTTCAGCCGGCGCAGGTCTGTGGTGAGTACCACGTAGTTTCCAAGCGCGGGCTCGTACGCCCACGCCAGTAGGCCCCGGGCCTTGCGGATCTGCCGGACCCGTAGCGCCCAGACCTCCGGCGTTGGCAGGCACGCCCACTCCAGTTGGATCCCCAGACCCGGGCAGTCGCTGGCGAATGCTTGGACGGCCCTGCGCTGTCGCGGGCTCATGGTCTTCGGTGTTGTCATGCTCTCACCCCTACCGGGTAGGCCACGGTCATCCGGGTGTCGTACAGATCGCAACCCCAAAACTGGGTCAGATCGTCGAACGTCTCCAGCCAAAAGTGATGGAAACTGACCTTGGCTAGGTAGTGCGTCTGCATCAACGACGGGCTGTATGCCTCTGTGTAGATGTACTTCGGTATTTTCATTGCGATGCTCCTGTGGTTATGCACATGACCCGCTCGCGCGGGTTTCGGCCACTCAGGCCTCGTCAGATGTGCTGACCTTCTTTAGCGTGGCGGCGTAGGCGTCGGCCACCCCTGCCATGTCTCTTAACGCCGACATGGCGTTGCGGCGGCCCTCGATCGTTGTGCCGTTAACGGCTACCTCGATGAGCGCGGGCAGTAGCCCGGACCATGTTGGGGTGATGTCGATGACTTCGATGCTTTCTTTTGTGTAGCGTCTTTTAATCATTGTGGTGCTCCTTTGGTGTTATGCACTAGACCCCTTGCGGGGTTTCGGCCAATCAGGCCTCGTCAGTAGTGCTGACAGCAACCTTGCCAGTGCCCTCGCAGGCCTCGCAGGTCTCAGAGTATCCGCCGGCCATGTACGACGAAAACTCGTCGTCCGACCAGTCCGCCCGGTCATCGCCGGTGATTGCGCCGATGGCGTGAGAGTGACGGCCCTCGCCGCCACAGCGGCCACAGATTTTCCAGTTGGTTCTCATGGTAGTGCTCCTTTGGTTGTGTATCACCCTATTGGTTTTTTTCCATGACTTTTCACAATGCGGAATAGGGCGGCTCGCCTGTGTTGTGTATCACCCTATTGGTTTTTTTCCATGACTTTTCACCATGCGAAATGTGGGCGGCGCCCGGGGACTTGGTGGCATTATCACGCCCTCCCCTCGATGGCTCTGTCGCGCGCGCATCGCCCCTCAGTGGCCCTCGTGCTGAGGTGGCTACCTACCCCTTGGCCCCCCTGTGGATAACTGCCTACGCGCCGATCTGATCGTTTCGCATTGTGGGAGCGCGCGCACGCTGGCACGATTCTTGCTAGGGCAATATCCGTGCCATGTGGCTAGCGGGCACGATTCTTGCTAGGGGTCTTTGGCCCGCATGCCTACATGCATATATGCGGATACACGCATATAGGCCCCAGTTGCCGCAGTGCAACATGTTAGCGAGCGCTAACTGGGGGTGGTGCACCGCACCATGTTGGCAAGCGCTCACTTCGCGGTATTGGCATGTTAGTGTGCGCTCACTGGGGCGTTGTGCACGGCAACATACCTATATGCGCATACAGGCATGTTGGCAGGGTCCCTTTTTAGAGTGTCGGTCACCCCTACGCGGGTACCAGGGGGGTCGGGGCGGGGGGCCCACTCAACCCAGCGATCGCTCTACTTTACCGGCAAATTTTGCCGCCCGCAAAAATTTTTTGCAAAAAAGTGGCTACTAGGTATAGAGACAGATCCGAAACGTGCACTACTTTGGTGCGCTCCCTGCACAGGTTGCACAGGTCGCACAGGTCTAAACCCACTTACCTATTCTCTTTTTTTCTTCATGAGTGAAAAAGAAAAGGAGTAGGTGCACTTAGACCTGTGCAACCTGTGCAACCTGTGCAGCAAACCGGCAAATTTTGCCGGCGACCCTGGAATGAAGTGGCAAAGTGCGACCAACCTGGTAAACCGGCAAATTTTGCCGTTTGCATAAAATTTTATAAAGTTTGTATTAGTAGTATAGAGATGAGACGAGTCAACCCTATCACAGGCGAAAGGTTCCACCGTGGCGACACGCGGGAGGACGGGTTCGTCTTCTTCGCGTACACAAAGTCGCTCAGGGCGGACGGGACGTTCAAGGAGATCTGGCTGTCTCCGAGCAGCTCCGCGCACGCGACCAAGATGGACCGAGACAGGAAGAGGAGGAAGCGTGGCCGTGACATCTGACACCCCAGTGCCGACCACCGAGGGCTGGGTGAGGGCGCACGCTCTCACCACAAAGCACGTGGTCTTCGACGTCGAGGGCAACCCGCAGCCCGTGAAGGGAGTGCAGCTCTACATACCAACCGAGTGCTACGAGGCTAGCTTCCACGACGGGGTTAGTGTGAGGGGCGACCGGCATATGAGCTTCGAGCTACAGGACAAGACCTGGAGGGACAGGCGCGGGAGCTGGGCGAAGAACCGCGGCAAGAAGGGGGCGAGGAAGTGCATGAAGCGACCTCTTAAGAGGAAGAGCGCGCACGAGCTTGCCCGTGAGGCACTGGCCCGTGAGGATGGCAGACGTGAGTACTCACTACCAATAACCTCCCCGGTTAAGTACTCGTGGGTGGACTTGCCAGCGCCGCCCTACGTTGTCGGCGTTTTCTTGGCGACGCTCAGCCCAACCGGGCGCCACTGGCTGCGTGAGAAGCACGACATCAAGCGGATGAGGGCCCGGTCGAGGGAGCACGGCTACGCGATCGTAACCCGCCGCCACAAGAACGGGGACACGCTGATGGAGTTCAGGCCCCCGCTCGCCACCAGCTTCTCGATTTATGGCGAGGGAGCCCCGGACTCTGTGCCTTTTAGCTACATGAGCGCGTCCCCGGAGCAGAGGGAGCAGCTGCTGGAGGGTTTTTTGGACGGCTACGGCTCAAAGAAAGAGCTTGTCCAGGTAACCGAGCACTCCTGGGGCCGCATAAGGAGGCTTCAGGGATTGGTTGAGTCGCTCGGGTACCGCTCAAAGCTCTCAAAGCACGAGACCAGGGGCTACTTCACCCTGGAATTTTACAAAAACAAGGAAAAGACGAGCAATTTGTATCGTTTTTTGTCAAAGGTTAACAAAATAACGCCAAAACAGTGCGCGCACGTGTTAACGGAGCGCCCTTTCTTGGTCGAGGAGGGGTTTTTAGCGGTATGCTGACCAAAGAACAGGAGAAGATCCTTGCAAACTTCGCAAAAACCAACAAACACTGGCCCAAGCACCAGCTAGACGCCGCGCTGTGGCAGGTTCGGTGGGAAATCGAGGCTTTGCCGCACCAAAGGGAGCCCGAAGATGGCGACTATGACACGTTTCTCATGCTCGCCGGCCGGGGATCTGGAAAAACTCACACCGCGAGCCACTGGATCGGGATTCGGGCGTGGAAGTACCCGAACACTCGCTGGCTGGTGACCGCTCCGACGTCGAACGACATCCGGGCGACGTGCTTCGAGGGTGACTCCGGGCTGTTGCACATCATACCCGACTCGCTGATCAAGGACTACAACAAGCAGATGCTGGAGATCACGCTGATCAACGGCTCGATCATACAGGGCATACCCGGGTCGGAGCCGGAGCGGTACCGTGGCAAGCAGTTCCACGGCGGGTGGTTCGACGAGCTGTGCGCGTTCGAGTACATCGACGACGCCTACGACCAGGTACAGTTCACGATGCGTCTGAAGGACCCCGCCATACCCCGGGTTCAGCAGATCGTGACGACCACCCCCAAGCCCAAGGAGCTGATCGTTGACTTGAACGAGGGCAAGATCGGGGGCGAGGTCTACGTGGTGAACGCCTCCTCCTACGACAACAAGGTGAACCTGTCCTCCACGTTCTTCAAGCAGCTGGAGACCTACGAGGGGACAGACCTTGGAAAGCAGGAGATCTACGGGGAGATACTTAACCCCGAGGACGCCGGCATCGTCAAGCGTAAGTGGTTCAGGATGTGGCCCGCGAAACAGGAGACCCCGACCCTGGAGTACGTCATCGCGAGCTACGACCCTGCTACGTCCGAGAAGACGCACAACGACCCGACCGCGTGCGAGGTCTGGGGCGTGTTCGAGAGGCCGGACGCTGGCACGTGCTTGATGTTGCTGGACGCGTGGGACACGCACCTCTCATACCCAGAGCTCCGCAAGAAGGTAATCAACGATTTTAAGGAGGTCGTGTACGGGTCGGACCAGACGTTCGCGAAGGGGAGGAAGGCGGACCTGATCCTGATGGAGGACAAGTCCGCGGGTATATCCCTGGTACAGGAGCTACAGGGCGCCGGCATCCCGGTTCGCGCGTACAACCCTGGCAAGGCGGACAAGGTGCAGCGTTTGAACATCGTCGCGCCCCTGATCGCGAAGGGTAAGGTCTACATACCCGAGGACACGGAGAAGCCCGGCGAGTTCGCGTCTTGGGCTAGCAGGTTCCTGCGCCAGGTGTGCTCGTTCCCAGAGTCTGGCGGGCACGACGACTACGTGGACAGTCTATCCCAGGCGCTCCGGGTGCTGCGAGACTCGGGCTGGGTACAGCTCGACCCCCTGCCACCCAGGGACTACGGCTACGCGGACGACAAGAGGTCCCGCGTGAACCCGTACTCCCAGTAGGGCACAACTCGTCGCGGTTGTGCATAAGTAGTCTTAGAATGCCCACCCTACCCAAAAACCTTATCAAGTTCCTTGCCGACAGCAAGGTGCGGGATCGCCTGTACCACGGCACCACCAAATCAGAAAAAGGCAAAGGCGAAGAGGCTTTTAAGAGTCTCAAGTCAAGTAAAGAGGGCGCGCTGGGGTCCGGGGTTTACTTAACACCAAACCCCGCATTCGCAAGCTCTTACGCAGAGGAGATGGGTGGAAATGTTTTACCTCTGTACGCACAAATTAAGAACCCACTAATTTTGCGTGGATCCGGGACCCCAGATAAATACAAAGACCCCATGATTGAGGCTTTAGAGTTGATGGGAGTGGACCCTAAAAAAGCGTCGAGTATGGTTGAGAAAGCGTACGACCAAAAAGGCTACATAGGGAAGCAAGTCCAGAGCAGGGCCCAAAACTTAGGCTATGACGGTCTGTTGCAGTATGACCCCCAAGGAAATTTATCCGAAGTTGTTTCTTATAACCCCAACGCAATCAAAAGCGCAATTGGTAACGAGGGTTCGTTTGATGTGTACAACCCAGAACTTAGCAAAGCAGAGGGCGGA